GGAGTCTCTTGGCTGTTCTGGAGACCCCCGAAGGGGGTGGCGAAGCCGGGGGGGCCTTCGGCCCGTTTCAGAAAGGCGGGGGGATGGGAGTCTCTTGTGATCACGGGCAGGATAATTGGAGGGGGTGTGCAGGATAACCGGGATGAAATGGGACGATCCGGGATGAGTCGGGACGGCGACGAATGAAACGGACTTTCATATAATGAAACAAAAAATCAGCCGAGCAGGCTGTACTGCTTTTGCGCCCGCGCGGCGCGTTCGGCCTTGATGATGCGGTAGATCATCTGGACGCTGATCTTATACTCCCGCGCGAGTCCGGCAGCGTTCGCGCCGTTGAATTTTTTGTAGATCTGTTCGTTCCGCTCGCTGCGACGCCCCGCCAGATCCATTGGGATGTAGACGCTCTGCCCGCCCCAGTTTTCAGCCATATGGAACGCCAGCTCTTTGCCGAAATCGGCGGCAGCTCGCGACGACGCCCCCAGCATCTTCCGGGCGGCGTCGGCGGCCTGGTCAGCCAGATCCTGGAGCAGCTCGGCGGCGATATGGCGGGGCGTCTCATCCATCATGACCTCGCGGGGATGCGGTCAATCCAGCGCTTGAGCGACTCAATCACGGTCGCGGCCTGGTAGCCATTCAGCCAGCGCAGGCTCTCCACGCCGGTCTGGCGTTTGACGAAGGCGGCCAGCGCATCCTCGCTCTTGTCCTTGATCGCGCCCCGCTCGTGCAGCTCCAGCCAGAGGGACCGAATCTTGCGGCTCTGCGGATCGCGCTCTAGCTCCTTGCCCTTGTGCTTCTTGGTCTGGGCGAACCCGGACGTGCGCAGATGGTCCAGCACGGCCTCCAGCTGGCTGATGCTCATGTCCTTGGAGGACTCCCGGCCAGACTTGGACCGCAGCAACGCGCGGTAGACCTCATCGTCCAGGCCGAGATTCGACTTGGCCACGTGGATGAGCTGGACTAGTTTGCGCTTGTAGGGTTCCAGGTTGCGCGTGGGCGTGGGCATGGCGTCCTCCTACCAGTTCATTCCATTATAGAGGCGAGCTTCGCGGCTGTACTTGCGGCGGAGTTGTCCGGCCAGCCGGGCCCGGCGCTTGGGGCCAGGCTCGGCCGGACAACTCCGCTCGGCGCAGACGGTGATGATGACGCCGTGCTCGACGCTCGTCACCACGCGCAGACCGCAGAGGCGATGGGAGATCGTGCCGTCCTCGGTGCCCGGGACCACATCGCCGCACCGCAAGACCGCAGCCACCATCGGGGCCGTGATGTTGCGTTCCGCCATACGGCGGGCGGCGTGTGCGGTCAGGGGCAGTATGGTCACGTCATCCTCTGTTCTTACGCTGCGAGGCTTTTGCCCTTTTTCTCTTGGCGCGCCGCTTCATCTTCTGATTCATCTTCTTGATCTGGTCAGGACCGGATGCGCGGAAAACACGGACTTCAGCGACATCAGGATTTCCCAGCAGGGTCTTGAGCCGTTCCGGGTCATAGGGCTCAATCGGACCGAGTGACCCATCGCGACGGATTTCTTGCATAACTACTCTCCTCTCGGCTGCTCTTCAGGCTGACCGCGCCACCGGCCAGCGACCGCCCCATACGGGGCGGTTTCGCATCAGTCTTCCAGGGGGTTGGGCTCGTCCTCATCCGTGAGCCACAGCATGCCGTCCTTGATTCCCTGCTCGTAGGTCATGCCGGGGTACTTGGAGTCGCCGTTGTTTTCAGCGTCGAAGCAGCGGTTGATGAGATCGTCGATTTCTTCCTGGGGCCGCACGATCACGCTCATGGTTCCGTTCCTTTGTGTTCGGCAATCGCCGGTTAGTTGGTCCGCCAGATGTCGCGGTAGCCGTTTACGAAGTCCCGCAGCAGCTCCACATTGAACGTGGCGCTCACGACCAGCCGGACCAGCTCGCCCGCGTAGATGAGCGGCGCGGCCACGGTCAGCAGGATGGTCAGCATCAGATTCACGAGAATGCGCATACCCCCTCCCTCAGCTCTGCAGTTCGGCGGACTGCGCCCGCTCTTCCAGAGTTTTGGCCTGGTTCTTCATGTAGAGAACGGTTAACAGCTTGCCTTCGCGGACGCTCCTGATGAACTTCGCCATGTCCTTGATGAGGCGCTGCTGTTGCAGCACCCGGGCCTCCAGCTGCTTCACGGCGCGCAGGGCGCCGCGGTCCTCCTCACCCATGACGGTCCTCCTTCGCCTTCTTCAGTTCGTAGCCCCAGGTCTCCTTGCTTTTGCGCTCCGTATAGATGGCGGCCAGACGCTCGTCGGTCCACTTCTCAATCACGTCCCAGTTCACGCTTTTGGTGACCAGGACGCCGTCCGTGAAGCCCAGCCTTTCCAGCAGATCCACCGTGGTTTTTTTCGCCTTGCGCACGACCTTGCGGACCCCGTGCAGCAGCGCGCCGTGCTTGAGGTCCACGCGGTCGCGGTCCCCGAAGATTGTGGTCTGGTGCTTCTTGCAGTGCTTTTCCAGGGCCTTCTCGGCGTCGTCCAGGGCCGCCTTGGCCTCCTGCACGCCCGGGGCGTGCAGGGCCCGGAGTTCCTCCAGCGCGGCGTTGGCCTCGGCCGTCCGGTCGGCCAGGGTCCGCGCGGCCCCGGCTACATCGGAGAGCAGCAGCTCGGCTCCCTTGATCACGTCCATCTAAACCTCCGAGGAGTAGCGCAGGTTGAGCTGCACCTGGTCCAAGAGCAGGGGCAAGGTGGTCTTGCGCAGCTTGGATTCCAAGGCCAACATCTTGAGGGCGCGGGAGCGTATTTTTTTGCAGTAGTCGTCCAACTCGCTCCCGGCCGAGGCCAGATAGTAGCCGCCACCACCACTGTCCGGGATGGAGCAGATGGCCACTCCCTCATCGCGCAAGTCCGTGACCAGCTTGCGCAGGCCCCTGGTTCCGTTGATCTTGCTCCGGTACGGCCGCCCGTATACACGCTCATACAGCTCACCCATGCCGATGGCCCGGGACCGCCCAACGTGCATGGTCATTTCCTTGAGCAGGATTTCGCGCAGCCATTTCTGGTTCTCGGTCATGTCGTTTCCTCCAATCACACCTGCCGGATCACGTCCGGGTTCACCTGGGGCACGCCGATCTCGGCGGCCACGTTCATGGCGGCGATCATCATGTTACCCACCACCAGCGGGTAGCAGAGGCTCACGACCTCCCGGCCGCCTCGGCGAGCCACCGGGCCGGTGAGCCGCTCCCGCAGGGCCTCCACGCCCTCGTCGCTGATGACGGCGGTCGTGTCCTTGATCCCCGCGCGCGTGAGCTTGAATTGGATGTACGCCTGGAGATCCTTGCCCAGGGGCCGCAGCTCCACGACCTCGCAGCGCTGGACCACTTCGCGGACCTGGTAGTTGCCCCGGGCCAGCTTGGCCTGGAGTTCGGGTTGGCCGATGAGGATGATGGAGAGCAGGCGGCGGAACCCGTCCTCCAACTCCCAGAACCGCTTGAGGTGCTTGAGCACCGGGATGGCCAGGCCGTGGGCCTCCTCCATGATGAGGACGTGGCTCTGGCCGCCGCGCGCCGAATTGAGGAGCGACCGATGGACCTGGCGGAACCGCGCTTCCGAGCTGGACGCCAGCACTTCCGTGGGCGCGATCCTGTCCATGATGGCCTCGGCGATGTGCGAGGACTTGAGCGTCTTGCCCTTCTTGTCGCTGTCCTCCATCCCCAGCACGTAGGGCTCGATCACCACGACCTGGGGGGCTTCCTCGGCCAGCCGGGCAATGAGGTCGCGGCGCAGGGTGCTCTTGCCGCTGCCGGACTCCCCGACGAGCGCCAGGAACCCGCCGTTTTTGGCCACGTTGAACATCGACTCGCGCACGTAGCGGATGTCCGCACTCAAGAACACGTCCTCGGAGGACCGCATGTCCTCGCTGAACGGATTGCAGAACAGCTTGAAATGCTGCTTGGTCTCGCGGAACAGGGTCTGCCTGCTCAACAACATGATCTCATCCTCCTGCGGTTCTCCGGCGCGTTCGGCGTCGGGGTTCTCGAACAGATCCTTCATGTCCGCCCGGGGCACGTCCCGCTCGGCCAGGACAGCGCGGATGTTTTCCTGGAGCGCCTCGGTCCGGGTGCGCCGGGGCCACTCGCCGCGCAGCATGATCCTGCACATGCTGGGGCCGCTGATCCCCACGGCCCGCGCCAGTTCGGCCTGGCTGATTCCATATTCATCCAGACACTTCTTGAGCCGTTGCAGCATCTAGAGCCCTCCTTGTGTGGCCAGGCGCAGCGGCACGGCCTTGTGCGGGGCCGGTCCGGTGAGCTGGGCCGCTATGGTGTCGATGTCCTCGGGCGGCACGCCGTCCGGGTAGCGCTGGGTGAGCCAGGCGTAAGTCTCGGACGTCCAGGCCGCGCCCACGCGCGCCTTGAGCAGCCGGGCCGCCTCCACGTGGCTCATGGGCGGGATTTCGCGCCGCGCGGCGTCCAGGCCCAGGTCGCGGCCACGGCGCGGGATGTAGGCCGGGGCCTCGCGCAGGTCGGCCAGCACGTCCAGGCCGTAGGGGGCCTCGCCGCTCTGCCGTCCGGCCACGACCCCGGCGGCCTCGATCTCCTTGAGAGTGCGGTCCGCCACGGTGTCCGGCAGGGTCTTGTGTGCCTGGCCGATGACCGCCGCGTCCGCGCGGAACCCGGCCTCGGTGATCTCCACGGGCTCCACGGTCCAGACCGTCTCCTCGCCACGCTCGTTGAGCGTGGTCACGTCCACGGCCGGGGCGCGGTAGGGGTTGACCATCACCACGACCTTCATCTTGGGCACCAGGCCCGGGATGTAGCGCAGATCGTAGGTGTGGCGGCCGAATCCCTTGAGGCTGTAGGTGATGGTCATGTCGTCTCGCACCGTGGCCTGCGCGGGCTTGGTCACCACGAGTTCGCGGCACAACTCGACGCTCGGGGCCAGGCGCAGCTGCTCCTCGGTGATGGTCAGCCACATGGAGTTACGGCTCCGGCCGTGCCGCGAATGCACGGCCCAGGCGTTGAAATGGCGACGCCACTTGTCCGCCGCCGCCTGCAACTCCTCGATGCTCTGGATGCGCATGTAGGCCAGCCGACCTTCGAACTGGGTCTCCACCAGGTTCTGGGCCTGCTCGACCTGCCCTTTCGCCCGGGAGTTCCCGGGCTTGTGGACCAGGACGTTGACCTTCATGTTCTTCAGGAAATTCAGGCAGAGATAGGACGTGTTGGCGGACCCGATGTCCATGAGCAGGTTCCGCGTCACCCCGTGCATGGGGTCTTCCATGCCGCGCGGCTGCATGGCCAGGATGAGCGTCTCCACGAGGTTCTCCGCGTTCTCACCGGCGGCCTGGACGTAGCGGACGTAGAGCGCCCCGGAATAGTGATCCGTGACCACGTAGCGCCAGACGCGCTCCCGCGCCACGCGTTCGAGGTTTTTGATCTTGTTCTTGTAGAAGACCCCTTCCTCCATGACCTGGAGTCCACCCTTGGGCAGATAGAACAGGACACAGAGCGAGGCGTCGATCTGCCAGCACCAGTTGGGGTGGGGGCTCTGCATGTGGGAATGGGGCTTGCCCTGCACGAGCATGGCCGGATGGCAGCCGTACTTGCGCATGGCCCTGGAGAGCGTTGTGGACGACTGCGGCAGGACCACTTCGCCGGTTTCCTGGTCCACCTGTCCCACACCGTTTTCGCGCAGGATTTCCAGGGCCTCGGAGAGCGGCATGGTCTTCTTGCCGCTCTTCCTCCGCGCCCCCTGGACCAGGGCCGCCGCGCGCTTGGCCACGTCCTCGTCGACCATGCAGCGGCCCCGGTCCGCGCGGGGTTTGCGGCCGGAACTGAAGCCCACGGCCGCGAGTCGGCGGTAGACCTCCTGGCGGCTCACGCGCAGGGTCTGCGCGGCGGCGTCCACCATCGCGGTCCGGCCGCCGTGGGGGGCGGCGGCCAGGCGCGCGGCCAGATCACGCAGGAGGTCCAGTTCGCCGAGGTTCGCGTTCATCTACGCCTCCGCCACCGGGGAGGACTTGGCCTCGTCGCGCATCCAGGTGGGCAGCACGATCTCGGCCATGTCCGCCTGGATGCCGTTTTCCTGGAGGGCCAGCTGAATCTGCTGGCAAAGCCAGGACGCCGTGGCGTCCGCGTGCTGCTGGGTGTAGACGCTGACCTCGGCCCCCTTGATGTCCGCCAACTGGCGGCAGAATTCATTAAGCGCGCCGACGGCGCCCATGACCGCCGCGCCCAGCTTGTCGGCGGCCTGCTCCTCCTGTTCCAGGCGCAATTTGGCGCGGCGGTTCTCGGGCAGGGACCGCATCTTCTCGAGCTTCACGGTCAGCTCGTCGAGCTTGCTGGTTTTGTCCTTGAGCACCTTGTCCCGGGCGTCCAGGTCGGCGCTCAACTCCTCGGCCGCCTTTTTCGCGGCCGCCCGCTCCGAGGCATGCCTGGCGGCCATGTCCTGGAGGATGTCCAGCACCTGCTCCCGGCTCTCGCTGGCCAGGGCCTGCTTGACCACGGCCTGCTCCTCGGCGGGCAGGGCCTTGAGGGCCGCGTAATCGCGGGCGCGGAAGCCGATGCGTTCAGCGGATTCGTAGAGATCGGAGCCGAGGGTGTGGAGGTTGTCGGCTAGTTCCTTCACGCGGCGGTACGACCTGCCGAGGAACGCCTCGCAGAACTCGGCCAAATCTGCGACATGTCGCAGATTTCCTTCGGGGTCTTTGTACGGCAACCCCTTGTATTTCTTCTGTACCTTTAATTTTTCGAACGCCTGCGCGGCGGCGACATCTGCGACGTGTCGCAGAAAATCCAGGCCCTCAATCTGCCCCAGGGCCTTGAACACGTCGGCCGAGTCCATGACCGCCTGATCCATGAGCGCGGCCTCGCCCTGCATGCGGGTCAGCTCCGCGCCTCGCTCCTCCGTGATCTCCGGGATGTGCGGGGTCGGGGCCTCGGGGGCGGTGGCGGTCTTGGCCTTGCCGCGTCTGTTTTCCCAGGGCAGGCGGAAGTCGCTGGGGATGGCCGCCGGTCCGCCGAGCCAGCCCACCAGGCTGTGCCGGGTGGACAGGGCGGCCTGGGCAGGGTCGGCGTCGGTCACGGCGGCGCAGGCGATGTCGATCAAGGCCTTGTCCGAGAGCTGCCGGTCCGCTTTCTCGGCCAGCTGCACGGCGACCTGAACCGCCGCCTCGGCGCGGGATTGGAGTTCGCCGTAGAGGTCGTGGTCGTTGTCGGCTGTGCGCTGCATGGCCGACACCAGAATGTCGTTGTTCAAGATGGCTTCAGCGCTCATTCCTCGTCTCCCTCATCGTCGTAGTTGATCAGCAGCTCCTCGATCAGCGCAGCCAGTACAGGATCGTTTGTGACGAACATGAGCCCCGCCGGGGCCCCATCGGATTTTCTCGGGAGCAGGCTGGCGTAGGCCGCGTCCATCTCGTCCATCTCCTTGAAAAGGTCGTGGAAGCTCGCATTGAAGACGTTTTCCGGGAGAAAGTGGCTGGTTACGTCTGGCATGGACTCCTCCTGTTTTCAGCCCATCGCCCCGGCGGCGATGCGGCGGTTGAGTTCGAGCATGCGGCCCTGGGTTGCGGCCATGTGTTCGGCGTGGGCCTGGGCAATCTGGAGCAGGGCCACGGAATGGGTCCAGCGCCCGGTGGGCAGCTGGCTCACGAACCCCTCCGCCTCCAGCACGGCCAGGGCGCGGCTGATGTTGACCGCGCTCTCGCCCAGCCCCTGGGCCAGCTCCTTGTTGGACAGGCCGTGCATGGTCTGGCCCTTGAGGGCCTTGAGCACGCGCAGTGCGCGGATGGCCGACGACCCGGCTCCCTTGTGTCTGGTCACGACCGCACCTCCCGGGCCTTGGCCCTGGCGGCGGCGGAGCGCAGCAGGTCGGCCATACTCTCACCGCGCCGCAGCGTGGCCGCCCCGACCATCCGCCCGTCGGCCCAGACCTGCACGACCCGTGCGCCGTCCGGCCCGGCCTTTGCGGTCACGCGCAGGGGGATCATTCAGACACCTCCTCGGCGGGGTAGTGCACTTCGAAGTCGTCTTCCTCGGCCGGGGAAATGCTCACCAGGGACACTCCCTGGGGGCCTTCGACTTCCTCTTCCGTCTCTTCGCGGGAGTTGACGTCGAAGTTGTAGGATTCCAGTTCGGCCACGATTTCCCAGGCATCTTCGGCGTCGTGCGCCTCAACAGTCGCCGTGAACCCGATGGTCTTGGTCACATCCACCTTGAACCGCTTCATCACGCAGCCCTCCTGGTGTTGGTGCTCTTGAGATAGGCGGCCGGGCAGCCCTTCCGCCGGAACCAGCCGTTGATGCGCGCGGACGACATCGTGCCGTTGAGAAACCGGTAGACGGCCGTGTCGCTGATCCCGAGGCTCTGGGCGACCTTCTTTGGGGTCAGCTTGTTGAGGATCATCCACGCGCGGATCTGCCGCTCGTTCATTTGCCGATCCTTTCAAAGAGGGTCTTTTTACGTGCCGCCCGCGCCCTGTCCTCGGCCGTGAGTTTGCCCAGCTCGAAGTAGGGCGCGTCCTCGGGCGAGAGGACCACGAGCCCGGCGGCCTCCACGGCGGCCTGGACCACGCCCGTGTCGCCGGTGATCACGGTCAGGGCCGCGGCATATTCCAGGGGCATGGGCCGGTCGGTCTTCTCGGGGGCGCACCAGTTGTTGATCGTATGCACGGAGATTTTGTCGCCGGTGAGCCGGGACAGCTCGTCGGCCACGGTTTCGCGGGACAGGCCGCAGGCGCGCAGCGCCGTGCGGATCGCGTCCTTGACGCCCTCTTTGGTACGGAGGGAGCCGGTTCTCCGCTTCTGGGAGGGGAGTTCAGACAGAGGGAGCGTGAGCTGGACCATTCCCCGGTCAATTTTTGGTAGCGGCTTTGACATTGCGCCCCCGGGTGCTTGCTGCTAAAAACGGGGTAACGAGGTTAGTTTTTCGAACCACACAGCTTCCTCTTGCCGAAAAACGAACCACCAGTCAATACGATTGTGCAGAAAAAGTTTAGATTTCGAACCATACATAGGGCCATAAATAGGTTTTTTGCTGAAAAAAGAACGGATTACAGTGAAGCCAGAACAAGACGCCTCAACCCTTGCCGGACGCTTGAAAATCGTGCGCGGCTCCATGACCCAGGAGCGTTTCGCGGATCTCCTCGGACTGAACATCAACACCCTGCGCGGGTACGAAAAAGGGTTTCGGACCCCGGGCGCCGATACGATTTCAGACCTGTGTCAAAAGACGGGGGCGTCCCCGGAATGGATTCTGTTGGGTTCCGGGCCGGTCTATGCGCCGACTAGCGCACAAACCGAACCCTCACGGCCTGCCGCCGCGAGCCCGACATCGCCGGAGCCGGTGGCGGTGGATGGTCTGCTCATGGTGCCCAAGGTGACCGCGCGCCTGTCGGCAGGCGGAGGCTCTTTCGAAACCGGCGCCGAGGTCCGTGGGCTCTATGCCTTCCGCTCGGACTGGCTGCGCGCCAAGGGCACCCCGGACAAGATGGTCTTGATGGAGGTGTCGGGCGATTCAATGGAGCCCATGCTCCGCAACGGCGACACGGTGCTCATCGACAAGGGGCAGGCCGAGATATTGGCCGGAAAAGTTTACGGTGTGGGGATTGAGGATACCGTCGTGGTCAAGCTGGTGGAGCGTCTGCCCGGCAAGCTCGTGCTGCGCAGCGCCAACCCGGCGTATGCCCCGGTCGAGATCGACATGTCGGGCGACATGGCCGACGTGGTGCGCATTATCGGCCGCGTCATTTGGTGGTGCCACGAGGCGCTGTAGATCGAGATAGGGAGGTTCGCATGGCTTTGCGCGAGTGCCCGGAGTGCCGGGCCCAGGTATCGGATCAGGCCTCGTCCTGTCCTCATTGCGGGATGAAGCTCAAGCCCAAGCAGAAGCTCACCTTCAAACACTACGTCATCCTGGCCGTCGCGGTGCTGCTCGCCGTGGCCTTCTTGCAGGCCAGACACCCAAAGACGCTGGGCAGCCCGGCGCAGCAGCCTCCCTCCGCCCAGCAAGAGGATAAGATCCTGGCCAAACTCAAGCAGCGGGTCGACAAGCAGCTCTCCGCCGGTGACGTCGTGCCCACGAGCGCGGCCCGGATGTACAACGAGTACAGCGCCAACGAAGTCTCGGCCGACGCGAAGTACAAAGGCAAGTGGGTCCAGGTCAAAGGCCGCGTGGATTCCGTCTCCAAGGACATCACCGGAGATCCCTACGTGGCTCTCGCGGCTGATGAGTACGGAACGGCTCAGGTGCATGCCGCGCTCTACGACGTGCAAATCAAATCAACGAAGGGGCCGACCGCCTGCTCCGCCCTGGACAAGGCCGCCGCGCTGAAGAAGGGACAATCCGTCATCGTGGAGGGCCTCGCGCGTGGCGCGACGCTCGGCATCCCGCGTCTGGAGCAGTGCCTCATCGTCGACGCGAAGTAATTCCTCTCGCCCCGGGCCGCACGTCGTGCGGCCCGGGGGCCGTTCTAGCCTCGCCACCCATCCCATTCTAGTAACGCCGGTTAAATGATCCCTCCGGCGGTCCGGCCTATGGTCGGGCCTGGCCTGGATGGTTGACGCCCTCCTGATCCCGGGCCGGGAGCGATGGCGCATGCGCTCCCGGCCCACCCAGGCGGGCCGCCGTCCCAACCGCAGGAGGAGACCATGCACGCGAATTCCCCGCGCACGTTTTTGGAGCGCGCCCGCTTCTGGTTGTTGTTCGCCGTGACCGCAATTCTGATCGTGACCCTGGGGGCCCTGGCCCCGCAGCAGATGCCCCTGCTGCCCTACAAGCTGGCCTTGCCCATGCTCGGGGCCCTGGACTTCTTCTGGCTCGATTGGGCGCTGTTCCCCTACGCCCAGCCCGCCGGATACCTCTGGACGGACTGGCGCAGGGCGGGCGGACACGGCGCGGACGGCGATCCCGACTATCCCGTGTCGATGGGCTGCGACACGCTGTTTTGCGCGGCCTGCCTGCGCCAGTCCGGGATGGTCGCCGTGGGCGCTTTGGCCGTGAGCCTGGGGCTGTGACCATGTCCCGCGACTTCCGCCTCTTTGCGATGATGCTGCTGATCCTGATCGTGTGCCTGCTCTTCCTGGTGCTGGTGCTCCTGGCGGCCCGACCCGCTGAAGCGGGCGGCATCCCGCGCGCCATGCAGGTCCACCGTTCGCTCATCGTCCGCGCGGCCCGGTCCTCGGCCTGGGGCATGACGGCCCCTGTGGCCGTATTCGCCGCGCAGATCCACCAGGAATCCCGGGGCGACGAGCGCGCCGTGTCGCCGGTGGGAGCGATGGGCCTGGCCCAGATCATGCCTTCCACGGCCACCTGGCTGGCCGAGACGCACCCCGAGTTGGGGAGGCCCGACGCCTGGAATCCGGCCTGGGCCGTGCGCGCGATGTGCGCCTATGACCGCTGGATTTGGGAGCGCGTCCGGGGTTCGGCGTCCGACTGCGACCGCTGGGCCATGATTCTCTCGGCGTACAACGGCGGCCTGGGGTGGGTTCTGAAAAAACGCGCCGCAGTCGCGCGCCTGGGCCTGGAGCCCGGGGCCTGGTGGGACCAGGTGGAGTCCGTGGAGGTGGGCCGGGCCCCGGCCAACGAGCGCGAGAATCGCGGCTATCCGCGCCTCATCTTGCTCAAGCACCAGCCCCTGTACCGCGCCTGGGGCCCGGGCGTGGCCTGCGAGGTGCGGCCATGAGCCTGCTGGGCACCGGCATCAAGACCGTCTTTTCCTCGGCCTCTCCGGCCACCTGGCTGGCCATCGCCCTGGCGGCGCTCCTGGCCCTGGGGGCCGCCACCTGGCGCGGGTACGCCTGGGGCTACGACGTGGCCGAGACCCGAGGCCGGGCGGAGCTGGCCGAGTACCGGGCCCAGGTCGCCGACGCTGAAGCCCTGGCAGCAGATGCCGCGCGCCGCGTCCTGGACGCGGAGATCGTGCGCCGGGACCAGGCGGAGGCGGACCTGGGCCGGGCCCTGCAAACCGTCGCGGCCCAGCGCCGCGAGATCACCAAACGGAGGATCGCCGATGCGGCTCGTGACGTTGCTTTTGCTGATGGCGTTGTGTTCCTGGGCCCTGATTGGCTGTGCCTCTACAACGCGGCCCTCGGTATCGGCGACGGTCACTGTCTGCCCCGGGCCGCCTCCGGCCCTGACGGCGGTGCCGCCCACGCCGGAGCCGTTGAGCCCGGGGTACTTCGAGCAGGCCGGGGAGTGACCCCGGCCGACATCCTGGCCCACGCCCGCGACGTGGGCCGCTACATGGCCGAGCTGCGGACCCGCTACCTGGCGCTCATCGCCTGGGCCGACGGCCTGCCGCGCACCCAAACCACCGAGAGGTAGTCGTGGATTTCGCCTGGGACAAAATTCTCAACGTCGCGTCCCTGCTCGTGCTCATCTTCCAGGGTGTTCTGACCTGGGGGCTGTGGAGCCTGCGTAAGCAGTTCGTCAGCCACAAGGATTGCGAAGGCCGCTGCAGGGAGTCCGATGATCGCGCGGGCAAGGCCGACGCCCGCATGGCCCAGATGGAGGCCAAGCAGGCCGCCATGCCCACGGCCTCGGACGTCGGCTACATCAAGGACCGCACGGCCGCCATCGAGGGCGAGCTGAAGGCCCTGGCAGCGACGATGGACGGCCTGTCCAAGATTCTGACGCGCATCGAGCGACCGCTCGACTTGCTGATGGAACACCACGTGAGGGAACGCAAATGAGCTTCGCGACTCTCTTGGCCGAGGACCGCCGCCTTTGCCTCCTGCGGCTGCTGGCCGAGGCCCCGGCCGCGTCCGCCAACACCTATGTGTTGCACACCGCGCTCCAGGCCGTAGGGCACGCCTGCTCCGGTGCCCAGGTGGAGACCGACGCGGCTTGGCTGGCCGAGCAGGGTCTGGTCACGGTGGAGGATCTGGGCAAAGTCCGCGTGGTCCACCTCACCCCGCGCGGGGACGACGTGGCCGCCGGGCGGGCCCTGGTCCCGGGCGTCAAACGCCCGATTCCGGGGGTGTAGCCATGCCCCGCAAGTCCACGGTCAAACGCCTGCCCCCGGAGATCCGAGAGGAGATCCACCGCCTGCTCACCGACGGCCGGACCCTGGACGAGATCCTGGCCAAGCTGGGGGAGTTGGGCGCGGACATCTCACGCTCGGCCCTGGGCCGCTACAGCAAGAGCTTCGACAAGGTCATGGAGCGCGTGCGCCGCAGCCGCGAAATCGCGGAGATGCTCGTGCGCGAGTATGGCCAGGAGCCCGAGGGCAAGGCCATGCGCGCCAACATCGAGATGATGCACGGCATAGTCTCGGACATGCTCATGCGTATCAGTGATACCGAGAAGGAGGGGGACGAGGCGGACCCCGGGCATGGCATGGTTCTCGACGCCCAGCAGGCCATGTGGCTGGGCAAGGCCCTGGACCACCTGTCCCGGGCGCGCAAGGCCGACGCGGACGTGCTGGAGAAATTCCGCGCCCAGGCCCGCAAGGAGGCCGCCCAGGCCGTTGACTCTGTGGCGAAAAAGCAGGGTCTGTCAGCCCAGGCCAGGGCCGCCATCCGCGCCGAACTCGGGGTTCCGGCATGATCCGCGGGAACGCAAAAATACTTCCGGCCAACCCCGATGCTCTCTTTATGTTGTTTCAGTCGTTGTGGGTGGGGGACGACAGCCTGCTGAAGCTTTGGGTAAAAAGCCGCCAGATCGGAGCCAGCTGGACAGCCAGCTACGCCGCTGACGAACGGACCGGCGCACAGGATGCGCGGCTGGACCAATGGGTCAGCTCACGTGACGCCATTCAGTCGAGACTGTTCCTGGAAGATTGCGCCAGGTGGGCGCGCGTGTTGAATGTGGCCGCTCAAGACATGGGCGAGATGCTGCTGGAGCCGGACAAGGACATCAAGTCCTATGTCCTCCAGTTCGCCAACGGGCGGCGCATCTATTCCATGAGTTCAAACCCCGATGCCCAGGCAGGCAAGCGTGGACCGCGCCTGCTCGACGAATTCGCGCTCCATCCTGATCCGCGCAAGCTCTGGTCCATCGCCTATCCCGGCCTGACTTGGGGGGGCAGCATGGAGATCATCTCCACGCACCGGGGCAGCCATAATTTCTTCAACCAACTGATCCGGGAAATCGAGGAAGGCGGCAACCCCAAAAAAATCAGCCTGCACCGCACCACGCTTCAGGATGCCCTGGACCAGGGGTTTTTGTACAAACTCCAGCAATCGCTGCCCGCCACCGACCCCCGGCAGGGTATGGATGAGGCGCAGTACTTCGACTTCGTAAAAGCCGGATGCGCGGATGAGGAGTCGTTCCTTCAGGAGTACATGTGCCGCCCGGCGGACGATGACGCCGCCTTCCTGGAATATGATCTGATCGCCTCCTGCGAATACGCCCGCGATGCCGATTGGTCCAAGCGTGAGAACGGCCCGCTGTATATGGGCGTGGACATCGGGCGCAAAAACGACCTGACCGTGCTCTGGATCGTGGAACGTTTGGGGGATGTGCTCTACACGCGGCATGTCGAGCCTTTGCGGGATATGTCCAAAGGGCAACAGGAGAAGGTGCTGTGGCCCTGGTTCGAGAGGGCCGAGCGGGTCTGCCTGGACTACACCGGTCTGGGCATCGGATGGGGAGACGACGCCGTGGAGCGTTTCGGCACGTACCGGATCGAGCTGGTGACCTTCACGTCGCGCGTCAAGGAGGCCCTGGCCTACCCCGTGCGCGGGGCGATGGAGGATCGCAAGGTGCGCATTCCCTATGATCCAGAGATCCGCGCCGATCTGCGCTCGGTCACCAAGCAGACCACTGCGGCAGGCAACATCCGGTTTACGGCCGAGCGAACCCAGGACGGCCACGCGGACCGGTTTTGGGCTCTGGCCCTGGCGATTCACGCGGCCGGCAGCGGCAACGATTTACGAACCTGGGAGGCTCTGGCCAATGGGTAGACGCAGGGATCACCGGCACGGCGGCAAGCGGGCCACCACCGATGGCTTCATGAACTTCACGGCTCGGTTGGGGCTGGGCGGGGACAACACCTTGGCCGCCGGGAGATACCAGCCATCGGGCGGCATCACCCGCCAACGCCAGGCGCTGGAGGAGATGTACCGCACGTCCTGGGTTGTGGGCCGTATGGTGGACGTGGTGGCCGAGGACATGCTGCGAGGCGGGATCGACATCCAGGCGCAGCTAGATCCCGGGGAAGTCGACCAGTTCCTGCGTTACATGCGCCGCATGGGGGTGCAGAGCCGCTTGACCGACGCGGTCAAGTGGTCCCGCCTGTACGGCGGATCGCTGGCTCTCATCCTCCTGGACGGCGAGAACCCCGCCGAGCCCCTGGACGTCGGCCGGGTGAGCAAGGACAGCTTCCGGGGCCTGCACGTCCTGGATCGCCACCAGGTCGACCCGTCCCATGAGCGCATCACGGACCTGGGCCCGATGATGGGGTACCCCGAATACTATTCCGTGCATACCGAGCAGCAGCGCGCCGGGTTGCGCCTGCACCACAGCCGCGTGATCCGGTTCGTCGGCGTGGAGCTGCCCTACGAGGTGCGCCTGACCGAAAACCATTGGGGGGCGTCCGTGGTGGAGCGGGCCTACGACCGCATCCTGGCGCTGGACAGCGCGACCCACGGCAGCGCGAACCTGATCTTCAAAAGCTTCCTGCGTTTCATCAAGGTGGAAGGGCTGCGGCAGATCCTCGCGGCCGGTGGTCCGGCGGAACAGGCCCTGACCCGGATGTTCGAGATGATCCGGCGCATGCAGTCCAACGAGGGCATCACCCTGCTGGACAAGAATGACGATTTCGGGGCCATCAACTGGACATTCTCCGGGATATACGACGCGCTCCAGGCGTTCGCCGAGCAGATCGCCGGGGCCACGGGCGTGCCGTTGGTGCGCCTCCTGGGGCAGAGCCCCAAGGGGTTCAGCACCGGCGAAAGCGATCTTCGCACTTACTACGACACCATCTCCACCCAGCAGGAGGATGATCTGCGCCCAGCCTACGAGAGGCTCCTGCCCGTGATGGCCAGGAGTCTCTGGGGCAAGGCGCTGCCCGAAGGCACGACGTTCGAGTTCCGGTCGCTCTGGCAGCCCAGCGAACTGGAGCGGAGCCAGATCGCCACGGCCGACGCCCAGAGCGTCGCCGGGCTCTACAGCGCGGGTATCATCACCGAGTCCCAGTCCCTGGCCGAGCTGCGGGACGCCGGACGGGTGACTGGACGGTTCACGGGCATAACGGACGAGGACATCGAGGAGGCAGAGGCGCGCACGGCCGCGCCCGAGCTGCCGCCCGACATGACACGGACTGGAGATCCCCAATGACCTGGGCCCGGCCCTGGTCCTGGAAGGACGTGAGCCAAGCCAAGCCGGGGAAGGGGTTCTCCCCCTCCAAGGCCGCCGAGAGGACATACGCCAAGCAGCTGCGCGGCGTCGCCGGACGGGTCGCGGAGGTGCTGGCCAAAAGCCCGGATTCCGCCACGGCCCAGCGCCGCCTCAAGGAGTATGCGGAGGCCGTGGAGCCCTGGGCCCGCCAGGCCGCCGCCAACATGGTCCGCAAAGTGACGGCCAGGAACGAGGGGGCCTGGCGCGAGGCGGCCGCGCGCTGGGGCATCGACCTGCGCGGCCTGCTGGCCGCCGACGTTTCCCGGGCCGTGCAGGCCAGGATCGATGAGAACGTCAAACTCATCCAATCCATCCCCTCCCAGGCCGCCGAACGGGTGGCCGAGCTGGCGCACGAGACGCTGTTGTACGGTCAGCGTGTGGACCAGCTCATGGACAAGGTCATGGCCGTGGGGGATGTGGCCCGCTCCCGCGCCAAGGTCATCGCCTTGACCGAGGTGAGCAAGGCCGGGACCGCGCTGACCCGCTCCCGGGCCGAGGCCGTGGGCAGCGAGGGATATATCTGGCGCACGGCCCGCGACGGCCAGACCCGGCCCAGTCACCGGGCGATGGAAGGTCGATTCGTGCGCTGGGACTCCCCGCCGACTTTGGACGGCATGACCGGCCACGCCGGAGAGTTCCCGAACTGCCGCTGCTACCCCGAGCCGGTGGTGCATGAATCGGCGGGCAAGGCATCCGCCCCGCCCCTGCCCACGGCCGAGGAGGAACGCGCCACAGGTGAGCACGTCCTGCGCAGCCGGTGGGAGCGCCAGGAGACCAGCCAGGTGGTCCCGCACGTGGACGGAGAGCCCCTGCCCAATGCGGAGCGGGCCGCGTTTGATCGGGACAAGCTCACCCGGTACGCCTTGAATCCGGACCACCCGGTAGGCGGGGACAAGGCCCGCGTTTGGAAGGCGGCGTTGGGCGCGGATCGTCGCCACGCAGCGATGATCGAGCGGCAGATCATGGAACACCTGGCGGATTCACCCGCCGCGCGCGGTTCCGTGGATCGACACGGCGAGAGGTTCACGGTCAGGGTTCCGGTGACCGGCCCGAACGGCCGGACCGTTGACGTGACCTGCGGCTGGATATACGAGAAGGATACGACCTGGAGGGTGTTGTCGACCTCCCCCCGTCTGACCACCTGCTTCATCAGGAGATGACATGATCGGGTATCGCGAATTAGATCAGGTGACTCTTCGGGCGTCACGGTCGGTCACGGACAACTACGGAGGGGGCCGACACGCCCTGCCGTCCGGCGCGGTCGGGACCATCACCGCCCTGCTTTCGGACGCCTTCGAGGTGGAGTTCGTGATCCGCCCGCCGCGCGTCAGCTCCGACGGCGAGATCCTGGACTACGGCTCGACCTGCATCGCCACCCTGACGCGGGACCAGGTCGCTCCGGCCTGATCTCGCCCAGGATGCGGCGGGGGATGTGGACGCGTCCCGTTCCAGCCGAGCACCCCGCCCGACGCGCCTGAGCCCCTTTAGAAACGTTTCGGAACGCATCTCCGCCCGACATCCCCACAAGCTCCCAGCCCGCCTCGAAAGGGGCGGGCCACTTATTAACCGCCGTTAAAAGCCTGCTCCGCATCAGTCCTGTATCCAGGACTCATGCCGACACCGATCCGCTACCACACCACTGAATGGCTTTCGGAGCACATGGCCGAGACCCCGGAGGGCTTCCTGCTCTGCCGGGATGTGCCCATCGCCCGCGCCGGAGTGCTGGAATACGCCCCGGGCGAAACTCCCGTTGAAGGCGTGGCGGGGGCCGACCGCGTCCTGATCCGGCGCGACGAGAGCGAGGTGTTCGCACCCGAGGCCGTGGCCTCCTTCGAAGGTAAGCCGGTGGCCGTGGATCACCCGGATGGGGACGTGACCCCCTTGACGTGGCGGGGTGTGGCCGTGGGCCACGCCCAGAACGTGCGTCGCGGGGAGGGAGTCCAATCCGACCTGCTGCTGGCCGACCTGCTCATCACCGACCAGAAGGCCATCGACCTGGTGCGCGGGGGCCTGCGGGAAATCTCCTGTGGGTATGACGCGGACTATGAGCAGGAGGCTCCGGGCCGCGGGCGGCAGACCAACATCCGGGGCAACCACGTGGCCCTGGTGACCCGGGGCCGCTGTGGCCCGAGATGCCGCATCAACGATAACCATAAGGACAACCCCATGAGCACCCCGAAGAAGAAGGAGAAGTTCGCGGACAAGCTGGCGAGGCTGTTTCGCAGCCCCGAAGCCCGCAAGGTTTTGGACAGCATGGAAGACCCCGAGGAGGAGCGCAAGGATCCTCCCGCAGCCACGGACGAGGATCCGGATCGTCTGTCCAGGTTGGAGGCCCAGGTCCAGGAGCTGGCCGTGCAGATCCGTCAGATGGCGGCCCGGTCCCAGGACGAAGAGGCCGAGGCCCAGGATGAGGAGGCCGGGGTCGAAGACGAGGAGACCTCCGGCGAAGGCGAGGAAAAGAAGGACCAGCCCGCCAAGACCGGCGATTCTGCCCGCAAGGTCCGGGACTCCCGCACCGTGGACGCGGACACCGCGGCCCGCGCCTCCGTGCTCTACCCCGGCATCCGCGTCGCCGACAGCGACAACCGTTGCGCCGTCATGCGCGTGGCCCTGCGCGCCGCTTCCAAGGACAAGGCCGTGGGAGATGTCGTGCGCGCCGCCCTGCGCGGAAGCGCGCTGGACTCCTGCGACTGCCTGACCCTCGACGCGGCGTTCGTCGCGGCCAGCGAATTCGCCAAGGCCAAGAACAACCTCAAGACCGGAGACGGTCTGACCAAGACGACCGTCCGGGACTTTGGGAAACCCGTCTCCCCGGCCCAGATCAACAAGTTGAACCGCGACTTCCACGCGAAGAAAGGAGCCTGACCATGACCGCCTACCTGGAACGGATGCCCTCCGGCATTCCCGGCATGGTGACCCGCAAGGCCGACTCCGTCCTGGAGCCCGGCATCGTCGGCGCGAATCCCCTGACCTACGGCGCGCCCGTGAAGATCTCCGGCGGCAAGCTGGTGGCCCTGGAAGCGGGCGACGACGCCTCTGATCTGTACGGGTTCCTGGCCCGCCCCTTCCCCACCCAGAGCGCGGACGTCTCGTCCGGACCGGGCACGGCTCCCGCCGGAGCCGTGCGCGACGCGCTACGGAGCGGCTACCTGTCGGTCAAGCTGGCCACCGGCACCGCCGCCAAGGACGGCACGGTGTATGTGCGCGTCGCCGCCTCCGCGGGCAAGGTCGTGGGGGCCATCGAGGCCGCCGCCGATCCCGGCACCGCCGAGACCACGCTGGCCATCGAGGGCGCTCCGGACGCCAACACCGGCAACGCCACCATCGGGACACTGTCCGTGGAGGATGGGGCCAAGGTCGGCGCCTACAAGGCGGTCTGCACCGCCGCCACGGTCTACAGCGTCTATGATCCCGACGGCCTGCTCATGCGCGCCGACGGGGCGTTCGGCTCCGCGTTCTCGGCGGGCGGCGTCGCCTTCACCATCACCGCCGGGGCGACCCCTTGCGTGGCCGGTGACTCCTTCACGATCACCGTCACCTCTTCGACCGAAACGGCTCCGGCCGGGAACGTCGCCGTCAACGCCCAGTTCATGGGCCCGGCCGACGCCGACGGCAACGTCGAGATCGCTTACAACATCTAGGAGTGACATCATGCTTCGCACCTACGACGCCGCCACCGTGGACTCCGCAGGAGCGTTCCTGGTCGGTGAGCTGGAACGCCTGGATCAGGAACTGCACGCCCCGCTCGTCTCCGTGACGTGGCATCGGGACATCGGACTGCGCGAGGACGTGACCATCTCCGACGAGTCCAGCGCGTTCCTCACGACCAATTTCGCCGCGCCCGGCGGCGTGAACCCCCGGGGCAAGAACTGGATCGGCCAAGTCGGAAGCGCCGTGCCCGGGATCTCGGCCGACACCGGCAAGAAGACCAGCCCCATGCACCTGTGGGGCATGGTGTTGGGCTACTCCATCATCGAGCTGGCCGCCGCCCAGCAGCTGGGACGCCCCATCGATTCCACGCTCTATGATGCCATGCGCGTCAAGCACAACATGGACGTCGACGAACAGGTCTACGTCGGCGACGCGGAAATCGGATGCAGCGGCCTGCTCAACAACCCGAACGTCGCTCCGACGTCCATCGCCGGAGGGTGGTCCACCGCCACGCCCAAGGCCATCCTGGAGGACATCAACGAACTGCTCAACGATGTCTGGCAGCAGAGCGGCTACGCCGTCTGCCCCCGCAAGCTCGGGCTTCCGCCGTCGGCGTTCACCCATCTGGTCCAGCCCGTGAGCGACGCGGCCAGCAAATCCATCCTGACCTACGTGATCGAGAACGCCATCTCGACCAATCAGAACGGCAGGCCCCTGGAGATCGTGCCGATGAAGTGGGCCGCCGGGCGCGGCGTGGCGGGGGCCGACCGCATGGTCGCCTACACCCAGGAGAACATCTACGTGCGTTTCCCGCTGGTGCCGCTTCAGCGGACCCCGGTGGAGTTCCGGGGCATCAATCAGTTGACCACCTACTTCGGCAAGCTGGGCGAGGTGGAATTCGTCTACCCCGAGACCATCGGCTACGCCGACGGTCTGTAGGCCGAGTACGGAGCAACCCGCCGGTCCCCGGCGTCACCGGGGACCGGCTTCAAAGGAGCGCATCATGCGAATCAGAGTGACCAAACCGTTCACGGTCCGTTTCGACAAGGAGACCCGACGGGAATTCGGCAAGGGGGAGCACGAGCTGACCAAGGCGGAGCTGGGACATTGGTTCGTGGCGGGCTGCATCGCCGAGGGCCGCGCCACGGTGTTGCCCGAGGAGACCCCCGCCTCCTCGCCCTCGGGACCGGACGTTTCCAAGACCGCAACCAAGGCCAAGAAGGCCAAGAAGTAATGGACGCCGCGACCTTCCGCACGGCTTTCCCCGCCTTCGCCGATTCGGCGAAATTCCCGGACGCCCGCGTGGCGTTCTGGCTCTCGGTGGGCGGCAAGCGGCTGTCAGCCGAACGCTGGGGCGACTTGCTGGACCAGGGGCTGTGCCTGTTCGCGGCGCACAACATGACGCTGGAGACGGCCGCCGCGCAGGACACCGCCGGGACCGGCGGCATGAGCGCGGCGGCCGGTCCCGTGGTCTCGGAGTCCAAGGCCGTCGGGCCGCTGTCCAAATCCAAGAGCTACAACTCGGCGACCACCGCCTGGGCCGCGGCCGGAGCCTGGAACTCCACCATCTATGGCCAGCAGTTCTACGAGTTGATGCAGCTCGTCGGAGTCGGAGGGTTGCACCTATGAAGACCGGCGTGCGGACCGTGCTGGACAGGACGGCGGAACTGCGCCGCGCCCTGGCCACGCTCACGTCCCAGGACGTGCTGGTGGGCATCCCCGCCGACAAGTCGGCCCGGGATGACGACGGCGTGACCAACGCCCAGCTGGGGTACATCCACGAGACCGGCAGCCCCCTGCGCAACATTCCCGCCCGTCCGTTCCTGGAGCCCGGCATCAGGGCCGCCCAGGACAAGATCGTCGAGCAGTTGAAGGACGCCGCGACCCGGGCCCTGGACGGCGACGCGGGCGGCGTGACGGCCGCGCTCAACCGTGCCGGGATCGTGGCCCAGAACAGCGTGCGCGCACGGTTCGTGGACAACGATTGGCCGCCGTTGTCCGAGGCGTCCCTGAACAAACGGCCTCCGGCGCAACGGGACGAGTCCGGCCGGGTGCTCAAGCGCGGAAAGTCCCGCCGGGAACGCGGCGCCCTGAACCCGCTCATCGACACCAGTCAGCTGCGCAAGTCCGTGACCTACGTGCTGCGCAAGAGGGGATCGTGATGCTCGACGTGTCCGACCTGCTCGACGATCCCGACTTTCGCCAGAACTTCACCGTGGCCCGGATCACGGAAACGGTGACCTCGAAAGGCCGGGCCGAGCTGTCCTCGACGAATCTGACCATAAGCGGCGTCATCGTCCCGGCCACGCCGCGTCAGCTCGAACGTCTGCCCGAGGCGGACCGCAGCTCGGAGATCATCGCGGTCTATTCCCGGGAGCCCCTGACTCCCGGGTCCGACATGTTCAAGCCCGACCTGGTGGCGTGGCGCGGCCGAAATTACCGGGTCGTGTCCCTGGACGACTACGCGGATTACGGCGGCTGGTGCGCTGCGCTGGCCGCCGCCGAGGACATGCAGGGGAGGGAGCCGTGAGCAACGACAGCACCACGCCGGGATACCTCAGGCCGCAGTCCGAGCCGCCCACCCGCGAGGCGATCGAGGACGCCCTGCAATCCACCGTGGTCGGGATCACCGGCCTGGCTCCGGCCCTGGTCCGCCCACGCGTCCAGTCCGAGCCGCCCAAGCAGCCGCATTACGCGTCGACATGGTGTTCCATCGGCCTCCTCTCCTGGCGCCGGGACGGCTTCCCCGTCGCGGTGCATGCCGGTGACGACGGTGGGATGGACACCGTCATCTCCTGGAAGACTTGGGCCGTCATGGCGTCATTCTATGGCCCCGGGGCCGAGGATATGGCCGACCGTCTCATGGACGGCCTCTTCCTGGACCAGAACCGGGACGATCTGCGCGCCGCCGGGCTGACCCTGGCGTCCGTCGGCGAACCCCAGGACGCCCATGAATTGGTGAACCAACGCTGGGTGCGGCGTGTGGATCTGCCGTTGAGCATCGGGACGGAGACCAAGCGCGTGTACGGCGTACGCAATATTCTGTGCGGCCCGGTCACGATCGAGAGCGGGAACGGGCTGATCGTGCAAACCACTCCCATGATGGAGGACATCTGAAATGGCTCAAGGACTTTCCGTGAACCGCATCGTCAACGTGACGGTCAACCTGAGCCCCACGGCCACCCCGCGCCGGACGTTCGGCGTCCTGTGCATCGCCGGGGATTCGGACGTGATCGACGGCCTGGAGCGCCTGCGCTCCTACACCACGCTGGATTCCGTGGCCGAGGACTTCGGCATGAGCGCCCCTGAGTACCGGGCGGCCGAGCTGTATTTCAGCCAGTCGCCCCGGCCCAAGACTCTCATGATCGGGCGTTGGATCGCGGCGGCCACGGCCGCGATCCTGCGTGGCGGCGTGGCGGACTCCGATCCGGCCCACTGGGCCTCCATCACCGACGGCGCCATGAAGATCGAGATCGACGGGGCCGAGGCCTCGCTGACCGGCCTCGATTTCCACGCTGAAACCAACATGAACGGCGTGGCCGCAGTGCTCGACACGGCCCTGGCCGCCGTCGACGCCTCCTGTTCCTGGGACGGTTCCGCGTTCGTGGTGACCTCCACGGCTACCGGGGCCGCAGCGTCCTTGGGCTTCGCCTCCTCGCCCGTTGCGGGGACCGACATCAGCACCATGACCGGACTGACCCAGGCCCTGGCCTACACGCCCGTCCCGGGTTACGCCGCCGAGACTCCGGCCGAGTGCGCCGCGGCCCTGGCCGACATGTCGGCGGAGTGGTACGGGCTCCTGTTCGCCGCCACGGCCGCCGTCACCGACGAGCAGCGCCTGGCCGTGGCCGCCTTCATCGAGGGCGCGGGCCGGAGCCGCGTCTACGGCGTGACCGTCACCGACGCCCGTTGTCTCTCGTCCGTCTACACCGATGACCTGGGCTCCCGGCTCAAAGCCCTCTCCCGCAAGCGCACGGTCTGGCAGTACAGCGCCAACCCCGCCGCTATCGCATCCCTGTTCGGTCGGGCCTTCTCGGTCAACTTCGAGGCCAACCGGACCACCATAACCCTCAAGTTCAAGCAGGAGCCGGGCATCGTGGCCGAAAACCTGACCGAAACCCAGGCCACGGTGATCAAAGGGAAGAACGGCAACGTCTTCGTGGCCTATGACAACGACACGGCCATCCTTCAAGAGGGAGTGATGGCCAACGGCTACTTTTTCGATGAGGTCCACGGCCTGGATTGGCTGCAGGACGCTTGCCAGAACGAGTGCTTCAACTTGCTCTACCAGTCCAAGACTAAGATCGCCCAGACCGAGGAGGGCGTGAGCCGGATCGAGGCCCGTCTGTCCAGCGTGTTCGAGCAGGCCCGCGCCAACGGCCTGATCGCCCCCGGCATCTGGAACGGGGATGGATTCGGCCAGTTGCAGCCCGGCGATTACCTGCCCCAGGGCTACTACATCTACCACACGCCCATCGCGGACCAGGCCCAGAGCGAGCGCGAGCAGCGCAAGGCCCCACCGATCCAGTGCGCGGTCAAAATGGCCGGAGCCGTGCACTTCGTGGACGTGACCATCGACGTGAACCGCTAGGAGGACTCCATGCCCGCGTACAGTTTTCTGGATGTGACCGCGACCATCGACGGCGAGGGCGGCAACTTCAGCCTCAAGGGAGGCAACGCCGATGAGGGTATCAGCATCGAGCCTGTCGGCGATCTGAACACCATGACCACCGGCGCGGACGGCTCGGTGATGCACTCCCTGCTGGCCTGCACGGCCAGCACCGTGACGGTGCGGCTGCTCAAGACCTCCCCGGTCAATCAACAGCTCATGTCCATGTGCACCTACCAGCGGTCCAGCAGCGCCCGGCATGGTTCCAACACCATCACCGTGCGCGACGCCGCGCGCGGCGACCTCATCACCGCCACCAAGGTCGCGTTCAAGAAGGTGCCGTCCCTGACCTACGCCAAGGAAGGCGGGATGAACGAATGGACCTTCGACTGCGGCGAAACCACCTATGTGCTGGGTAACGGCTCGGCCGAGATCCTCTAGGGGGGGGAACATGAGCCTGGAATTCAACCACGGCGGGCACGCATACAGGGCCGGGAAACTCCCGGCCATGAAGCAGTTCCATATCGTGCGCCGCCTGGCCCCGCTTCTGCCGGGCGTGGCCGCCTCGGGGATCAAGCCCGACGCATCGGCCGAGGACATGGCCGCGATCCTGACCCCGCTGGCCACCGGCCTGGCGACCATGAGCGACGCGGACGCGGAATACGTACTCATGACCTGCATGGAGGCGGTGGAGCGCAAGCAGTCAGCCGGGGGATGGGCCCGCGTCGTCGTGGGCGACCGGCTCATGTTCGAGGACATCGACATGGCCGGGATGCTGCACATCGCTTGGCAGGTGCTCCAGCACAATCTGTCCGGTTTTTTCGCCGGACTCCCCCGGGATTTCGCAGGCGCGCCCCGGACGTAGCCTGTGAATGGGTCGGCCTGCCCGGGGGCGAGGACTGGCTGCTGCGCCCGGTGATCGCCGGGTGCTGCCGGTATGAGAGCCTGTTGGACGGCTCCCTGGGGTTGGAGGACTTGGCCCTGATGAACGACGCGCTGGACGTGAAGGACGAGAACGAACGGCGATACATGGACGCCAAGGCAAAGGAGACACGCTGTGCCCGCTAGTCGGATCAAGGAGTTCCTGGCCGCGCTCGGGTTCGAGATCGACGAGGCCGGATACCAGCGGTTCAACCGCTCCCTGGCGTCGGCATCGTTGCGCGTGGCCGCCTTTGGGGCCGGTATCCAGACCGTGGCCGCCGGAGCCTATGCCTTCCTCTACAAGATCGCCCAGAGCCAGTCCCAGATGCTCTCCCTGTCCGAGGCCACGGGCGTGGCCGTGAAGAAGCTCGAAGAGCTGAACTACATCGCGGCCCAGACCGGGGCGTCCCAGGAGGCTCTTTCCTCCTCGCTCAAGGGGCTGCAGCAGGCGATGGCCGGGGCCACCATCGGACAGGGTGGGTTGGCCGCGTTCCACCGCCTGGGCATCCGGATCAAGGACGTCAACGGCAGGCTGCGCGCCACCGACGACGTGCTCTTCGAGATCGGCGACCGCATCAAGAACATGGACCGTGGCCGCCAGGAGATGTTCCTGGGCCAGCTCGGCGTCGACCGCAGCCTGGTCAAGATGCTCACCCAGGACGTCACCGGTCTGCGCGACGCCTACCGGGAAATGTACGCCGCCGCCGGGACAGACGCCCAGGCGGCGGCCGAGGCCAGCAGATCATTCATCAAGGAGATCCACAACATCAAAACCGTGTTCTGGATGATGGCCAAGTCGGTGGGGTTGGCCGTCATCGGCCGCATGGAGGCGGACATCGTCCGGTTGCGCAAGGCGGTGGTGGAGAACTTCGGGAAGATCTCGCGTGTGATCCAGACGCTCCTGGCCGTGTTGATGCGTCTGGCCGGGGCCTTCGGGGCCTTGACCATGCGCCTGATGGGCTGGGTCGGAAACATCGTGGACTGGTTCGGCCAGTTGGACGACGGCTCCCAGCGCCTCATCCTGGCCGCCGTGGGCATGGCGGCGGCCTGGCGGCTGTTGAATCTTCAGTTCCTGGCCACGCCGCTTGGGCTGCTGTTGTCTCTCGGAGCAGTGATAGTCGGGTTGGTCGACGACTTCCTGACCTGGCGGGAGGGTGGTGAGAGTCTTATCGACTGGGGCTCCGACATGGGGCGAATGCTCGGCTTCCTCACCGGCGGCGCCGCCGCGTTGGGGGCGGGGCTGATCGTGCTGCCGGGCATCGTCTCCGCCGTGACCACTGCCTGGGGGATTCTGCAGACCGCGACCACCGCCGTGACCACTGCCCTGCGCGTCATGACCGCCACGGCTGCGGCGAACCCCTACATGGCCGCCTTCCTGGCCCTGGCCTTCGTGGCCTCGCTCATCATCGCCAACTGGGAAAAGGTCAAGGCGTGGTTCGGCTCCTTTGTGGACTGGCTCATGGGGAAGTTCAAGTGGATCGCCGAATCCGCGCAAACGGTCGCTGGATGGTTTTCCGGGGATGAGGATCAGCCCGCCAAGATCCCCGACATCGGGGCCCCCGAACGTCCGTCTGCCCCTCTGTTGGGCCCGACACCGGCCCTGGCTGCGGCGGCCGCCGGACACACGTCGACCGCCAACATCAATGCCAGCACGGTCATCAATGTGGAGGGCGCGGGTGACCCGGCGGCCGTGGGCCGGGCCGTGGGCGGTGAGCAGAACCGCGTGAACGCCGATCTGGTGCGCCACGCCCGAGGGGCCGCGCGATGACCGCCATCGCCCAGCTGGCGTCCGCCGGTACCACCTACGCCACGCGGCGGAACTACCTCTCGCAGTCCCCGTCCACGGTTTACGTCCGCCCGCAGCGGTCCATTGGGGGCATGGTCATGGATGTGGTCGTGGAGGAGACCCACACCGACGATCTGGAGATCACGGAACACCCCGTGGAGCAAGGTGCGTCCGTGACGGACCACGCCTACCTCAAGCCCGCGGCCCTGACCATCCGGGCCGGGGTCTCGGATTCCGGCGGCGCCGGGACCGGCGACCGGCGGTGTGTCGAATACTATCAGAAGCTCCGGGAGTTGCAGGGCAAACGGGAGCCGTTCGATGTGGTCACCGGCAAGCGGTCCTACACGAATATGCTCATCAAGAGCCTCACCGTGGTCACGGATCATGAGAACGAGAATGTGCTGTCGTTCACCGCCGAGCTGCGTGAGTTGATACTGGTGAACGTGCAGAGCGCGGCCGTGCCGCGCGGACGGCAGAAGTGGGGCAAGAAGACCGGCGGCGTGGACCAGAAGGGCCGGGTCCAGCCCGAGCCCAAGAAGAAGTCCGTGTTGAACAACCTGTTCGGGTGACGTCATGGAGTATCGAATTCCTTTGAGCGCCACGCCGCAGACCTTCACCGTGGGGCTGGCCGGAGTGGAGTACCAGCTCACCCTGCGCTGGCTCGACGCGGACGAGGCGGGCTGGATTTTGGACATCGACCTCCCGGACGGCGGAGGAGATGTGGTCCACGGCATCCCGCTGGTGACCGGATGCGACCTTCTGGCCCCCTATGCCTACCTCGGGGTTGGCGGCTCCCTGGTGGTCTGGTCCGATGATTCGGACGCCACCCCCACGGAAAGCAACTTGGGCGACGGCGTAGATCTCTGGTTCGTGACGGAGGACGAATGACCACCTCCCAGGACCGCCTGTATCTGCGCAAGTGCAGCCTGATCGTCGGCTCCGGCTCCGGCTCCGGCCTGGAGCTGGGGGATCTGCGCATCACGTTCCAGACCCACAAGGCCGACTATGAAACGCCCAACTCGGCCGACATCCGCGTCTACAACCTGGCCGAGGAGACGGCCCTGCGCGTCCAGAGGGAGTTCACCCGCGTGGTCCTCCAGGCCGGGTACGAGAGCATGTTCGGAACGATCTTCAGCGGTGCCCTGCGCCAGGCCCGCAGTGGCCGGGAAAACGGCGTGGACACCTATCTGGACCTGCTCGTGAGCGACGGGGACCGGGCCTACAACTTCGCCGTGGTCAACCGGACCCTGGCGGCCGGGGCCACGGTCGCGGACCAGGTGGGCGTGGCCCAGGGCGCGCTGGCGGAACTCGGCGTCGCGGCAGGGTACGTGCCGGATGTCGCGGCGCAGGCCCTTCCCCGGGGCAAGACCATGTACGGCATGGCCCGCAAATACATGCGCGACGCGGCGGACGCCACGGGCAGTTCCTGGAGCATCCAGGATGGCGTGGCCCAGATGGTGCCCCTGGGCGGCTACCTACCCGGCGAAGCCGTGGCGCTCACAGCCGAGTCCGGGTTGATCGGCCAGCCTGAACAGACCAACGAGGGCATCAAGGTCCGGTCCCTGCTCAACCCGCGCTTGCGGGTGGGGGGAAGGATCAAGCTCGACAACCGATCCATCCTCCGGTTCAGGACCGACCTCAAGGTCGGGGCCTTCAACAAGGCCCCGAGGCTGGACGAGGACGGCTTCTACAGGATCCTGGCCGTGGAGTTCAAGGGCGACACACGGGGCAAGGATTGGTACTCTGATCTGATTTGCGTGGGTATCGACGACTCCGCGCCCATCGGGTCCAAACTCATCGACAGGGGGCGAGGTGATGGACCGGCGTGAGCGCTTCAATGATCCGGTGGAGGCTGTCCGCGCCGCCCTGGACGGCCGCCTGGCCGAGGTCTGGACAGCCCTCCCCGGCGTGGTGGCGGGCTTCGACCCCGTGGCCATGACCGTGAGCGTGCAGGCGGCCATCAAGGGCCGCGTCACTGGACCGGACGGCTCCACGCGCTCCGTGGCCCTGCCCCTGCTCGTGGACGTTCCCGTGGTATTCCCGCGCGGCGGGGGATTCACGCTCACCTTCCCGGTCAAGTCAGGGGATGAGTGTCTGGTGGTCTTCTCCAGCCGGTGCATGGATGCCTGGTGGCAGTCCGGCGGGGTGCAGGAGCCCCTGGAGCCCAGGCTGCACGACCTTTCGGACGGGTTCGCCCTGGTCGGACCGTTCAGCCAGGCCGAGCGACTGGACAACGTGAGCGCCGAAAATGTGCAGCTCCGAACGAATGACGGGACCACCTACATCGAGATCCAGCCCTCGGGCCGGGTGCGCATCGACAGCGAGGACATCGAGCTGCACGCCCGCAAATCCTACTCTTGGGACGTGGACGGCTACGGCCAGCGCATCACCAGTCTGGGCGGTGGCTCCTATGAAATCAAGACTTGGCAACAGGGCGCGACCATCACCAACGTCACGCTGCCCATCAACCCGCCCGAAGGCCCGGGGGAATAGCCATGCGACTGCGGAAGTGGACCGACGGCACCGACATGCAGGCCGGGCATGGACAGGCCGACTACTGGACTGATGACCCGCGCGGCGTGGCCCAGGCCGTGGTGCAGCGCCTGCGGCTGCTGGCCGGGGAATGGTTCCTGGACCTGGCCGAGGGCACTCCCTACGTGGGCGGCGTGTTCGGCAAGCACACCAAGGAAAGCTACGACCCGATCATCCGGGCCCGCATCCTGGAGACCGAGGGCGTGGCCAGCATCGAAAGCTATGAGTCAGCCTTCGACGGTGACTCACGGCGCCTGACCATCAGCGTGGCCATCAACACCGAGTACGGACCGGCCACGGTCCAGGAGGTGCTGTAAATGACCCTCGTGGGCACCATCGACGCCACCGGCATCCACACCCCGACATACCCGGAGATCCTGGAGGATCTGCAGGCCCGGTACCGATCCATCTACGGGGCGGACCTCTATCTGGAGGCCGACAGCCAAGAGGGCCAGATGCTGGCCATGTTCGCGTTGGCCTTGCACGACGCCAACCAACTCGCAGTGAGCGTGTACAACTCCTTCGGGCCGAGCACTGCCCAGGGGGTCGGGCTCTCCAGCCGGGTGCAGATCAATGGTATCGCCCGCCAAACGGCCAGCTATTCCACGGTGGACGTGACCCTGGCGGGGACCGCCGGGACCGTGATCACCTCAGGTGTGGTGGAGGACGTGGCCGGTCAGAAGTGGACCCTCCCCGCAGCCGTGGTCATCCCCGTCTCCGGCGAGATCACCGTGACGGCAACGGCCCAGGAGGCCGGAAGCGTGCAGGCGGCGGCCGGAGAGGTACGCTCTATTTCGACTCCCACGCGCGGCTGGCAGTCCGTGACCAATGCTACGGCGGCCACCCCGGGAACCGCCGTTGAGTCCGACGCCGCCTTGCGCTCCAGACAGCGGGTTTCCACCGCGCTGCCGTCGTGGACGGTCCTGGACGGCATTGTGGGCGCGGTGGCCAGCCTGCCCGGGGTGACGCGGTTCAAGGGCTACGAGAATGATGACGACGTCGCGGACGAGAACGGCATCCCGGCGCATGCTTTGGCCATCGTGGTCGAGGGGGGAAACACGGAGGAAATAACGCGGGCCATCGCCACCAAGAAGACGCCCGGCAGCCCCACCTACGGCACAACCTCGGCCACGGTGACGGACCGATACGGCATGCCGAATCTCATCCGGTTCTTCCGTCCCGGCGCCGTGCCCGTGACCGTGATCGTCGAGATCACGGCCCGGGCGGGCTACATCTCAACCACGGGAGAGGCCATCAAAACGAACCTGGCCGCCTACTTGAACACCTTGGACATCGGCGAGGACGTGCTGCTGTCCAAACTCTACACCCCAATCAACGCCGCCGAGCCGGACTCCACCCGGCGGACCTTCGATGTGACCGGCCTGACCATCGCAAAGCACGGCGGCACTCCGGCCGCGTCCAACATCGCCATCGCATTCAACGAGGTGGCCGGCGGCGACGCGGGCGACATCGCCCTGACGGTGAACTAGGAGCGCGGACATGGCCCTGCCGACCCTCGATACGTACCTGAGCCTGATCACCTCGCTGTATCGCGGCGCGCCAAGGTTCATCGCTTGGTGCTCCTGCCTGACGGGGTCCGTGGTGAGCACGCAGGGACTGCTGGACGCTATCCGCCGGGGGTTCGATCTGGACACGGCCGTGGGGGTGCAGCTGGACCAGATTGGGGATTGGGTCGGCAGGGCCCGTGGGTTGGAAACGCCATTGGAGGGCGTCTACTTCTCCTGGGATGAGGCAGGGGTCGGTTGGGGGCAGGGGTCGTGGATGGGGCTGTATGATCCCGAGACCAGCATGGTGAGCCTGCCCGACGATGCGTACCGCGTCCTGTTGAGGGCCAAGATCGCGGCCAACGCCTGGGACGGCACGATCCCCGGTGCCTATAAGGTCTGGGAGACGGCGTTCGCCGCCGTCGGCTCGTCGGTCATAATCCAGGACAATCAGGACATGAGCATCGCCGTCGGCGTGGCCGGGCTGCACCCGGATGCGGTGACGAAGGCGCTGCTGACCAAGGGCTATATCCCGCTCAAACCTGAGGGGGTGCGGGTCAGGTACTACGCTGTCCCCCCGCAGGGAGGGGCGATCTTCGCCTGGGACTGCGCGTCCGACGGGCTCAACGGATGGGACATATCCGGCTGGCCGGAACTGATCGTCCCGTAACGAGGAGGATACATGTCGATCATCAACGAAATTCAGGTGTTTGCGAAAAATGGAACCACGGCGTCCGGGGACGTCATGTCCCCTGCGGATTACGCCGCGGATGTACAGACTCCGCTCGGGCACCAGGTCGGGATCGCCCGCCGCGCCTTGGCGAACACGGCCATGCGTCAGGTCACCCGCTTCTGTAACGGCGTGGCGCAGTTTATCGCCGAGGGGTACGCCCCGGGCGTGGTGGATGATGGAGACCCGCAGAAGATCGTGGACGGACTGTGGGCCGCGATCGGTGAAGTTTTCGGGGCGGACATCGCCGCCCACAACACCAACCCCGAGGCCCACCGGGCGTTCACCACCCCCCCGCAGTTCGACGCCGACGAATCCCCCGCCACCACCGCGTTCGTGCAGCGCGCCCTCGGCAACTTCCGGGGCCTGCGCGGGATCTCGGAGTCCTGCACGTTGACGGCGGCGGACATCGGGATGCTTCTGGTGGTCGGCGGAGCGGGGCCGATCACGATCAATCTGCCGCCCGCCACGGTATGCGCCCCGGTGTCCGGTGCCGGGTTTGAATTCGTCCACAGCGGCCAATACCCGGTCACGCTGCAATGCGCCGGGACCGACAAGATCGTGCTGTCCCGGGCCGCCCAGGGCGTATCGTCCTTCGACATCCAACCCGCCGAAACGCTCGCGATCAAGAGCGCGGGCAGCCTGTACTGGTACAACCACGGCGGATCGGCGCAGCTCCCCTACGTGGCCCGCTACGAGACCATGTGGATCGGCGCAGGCGCGATGGTCCCCTGCAAGACCAATGGAGCCACGGCCGGGACCAACGAATACGCCTCGTCGCTGCTGAACGTGGATTACATGGAGTTCGGGACTGTCGCCGACACGGCGGCCGAGGCCGCCTTCGTGCTGCCCCAGAATTGGGACAAGGGGGCCATGCGGGCGAAGCTGCATTGGGTGCCCGCCCTGGGCACCGCGGTCGAGGGGCAATATGTGGGCTGGAAGCTGGCCGCCGGGGCCACCGGCGAAAGCACCATCGCCAACCGGAACCTTTGGAACCTGCCGTTTGGGGGTGCCGTGACCGTGGAGGATCAGGTGGGCCCGGCGTCGACCAACCTGCGCGAGCACGTCAGCGCGGCGTCCGCGCCCATCAGTTGCGGCGCGACGCCGCAAACCGGGGACCGCATCACCCTGCGCGTGACCCGCGACGCGGACTACGCGGGCGCGGGCGCGGCCATGCCGGTTCCGGCCTGGCTCATCGGGCTGGAGATCCAGTACCGCGTCGTCGGCCGCGCCGAGGCCTGGAGCTGACCATGAGCCAGCACCGCAGCTATCCCGACCTGCGCCGCCGGAACGCGGCGCGGAACTACTTCGGCGAGGGGACCGACGGCGACGTGGTCATCTCGGCCGACACCTCCCTGGCCGCGACCCAAGACGGCGACATGGTGGTCAAACACTACAAGAGCCTGACCATCAACGCCGGGAAAACCCTGACCACGGCCGCGCGGTGCAGGGGCCTGCTCGTCTACGTGACGGGCGACTGCGTCATCAACGGCAAGCTGTCCATGACCGGGCGAGGCTGCAAGGCCAATCCGGCGGACGCGGCAGTCACGGCCAACACCCCCGTGGCCCCGGGCTGCGGACATGCGGTCCCGGCGGACGGCATCACCATCCGCCGCCTCGCCGCCGGGGTCACGGACACGGACACGGACGAGGATCTCCTCTGGGGATGCGGCGCGGCGGCGGCCGCCGCCGAAACGAAGCAACCCCGCGTGACCGGCAACGGCCGGGTCATCCGCATCCCACGCATCGGAGGGGCCGGAGCCCCGGCAACCGCCGTGGAATACAACGGCACCGGCCCGACCGGCGGGACTGCGGCCAACGGCTCCGGTGGAGGCGGAGGCGGCGGCGGGTCCGTCGGGTGCAACGGTGGCGCGGGCGCGGCCGGGACGTGTTTTTCCGGCGGCGGCGGAGGCGGCGGCGCGACCCGTGGCAGTTCGAACCACGACCTCCAGACGGGAGGCCCGGCCGCCGCTTACGGCGGAGCGGGCGGCGCGGCCGACGGCTACGACTCCACCACGCCCTGCACCGGCGGCGCGGGCAATCCCGGCGGGGCCGGGGACCAGGGCGGCGCGGCGGGCGACGCCGGAACCGGCGGCCTTTTGATCCTGATCGTGGGCGGCACCTTGTCCGGGTCGGGAGTCATTGAATCCAAGGGCACTGACGGCGGCGACGTGTCCGCCTATCAGGCCGCCACCGGCGGCGGCTCCGGGGGTGGCGTCGTGGTCGTGCTCTACGCGCGTGGCAACAGCTTCGCGGGCGGCATTTCGGCGGCCGGAGGCGTCGGAGGCGCATGCAGCGCGTCCTATCCCGTCACCGGCGGCGCGGGCGGCGCGGGCGCGGTCATCGGACCTCACAAGATCGACCCGGCTTAGAGCCGGATATGGAGGCATACATGGGCTTCATCATTCTGCACAACCGCCAGTCGGCCGAGTCGCGCGCCTTCGTGGCCTCGGCCTCCGGCCAGGGGCATACGATCATCGAGTGGTACACCGATTCCCAGGCCGTGGCGCAATACCTCGCCGACCATCCGGGCATGTACCCGAGCGCATTCCCGAGCGTCGTCATCCGGCGGCCGGACGTCGAAGTCCCCGAGTCCACGCACGAGGTCACCGGCGAGGTCATCCCCGCCCACGTGGTCCCGGCCCATTGGGATCTAGTTCGCTGCCCCTCCAGCCTGGAGGAGCTGGCCGACCTGCACGATCCTTACTACGGCCTGACACTGGACGAAGCCAAGGCGCTCAAGCGCGACGAAGCCAAGGCGGCGATGGATTCCTATATCGCGGCCATTCAGCCCGAATACGGCCAGTACAGCATGGCCACCTGGGACGTGCAGGCCGCCGAGGCCGAGGCGCTCCTGGCCGGAACCATCACCGAGGCCCAGTGCCCGGGATTGGCCCAGCTCGTGGCTGGCCGCGTGGCCTCCGGCGGAGCCGACCTGACCATCACCGAACAGGCCGAGCGCATCCGCGCCAACCGCGCCGCGTGGCGCTCCATCGGCCTCTACGTCGAGGGGCAGCGCAACGGCTACATGGACCGGATTCAAGCCGCCCAGGATGTGGCGGCCGTGCAGTCCATCGCCGTGGCCTACACGCTGCCGCCGCAGGGGGCGTAGGCCGTGGCTGACGAGGTCGACATGAGCCAGCTGGCCATCGCCCTGGACAACGCCGAAGCCCTGGCCCGGGTCACCAACCGCGCCTCGGGCCAAGGGCCGGATTGGATCGACGGCGTTCCCTGCTGCCGCGAGTGCGGGGAGCCCATCCCGTCCGCGCGCCTGGCCGTGCTGCCGGACGCCGAGCGCTGCGCTGAATGCCAGGCTGATTTTGAGATGGAGGTGCATAATGCCCGTTGATCCGCGTCTTGAGGAGCTTCTGATACGCATTCTCTCTCCTGCCCAGTTCCCAGGCATCTCCAGCGCCAAGCTGCGTGAGCTGGTGGACCTGGTGCGCGAGGTCGTGGACGAGCGCGACAAGCTCCAGGAGGGGATGGCCGCGATCAAGAGCGCCTATGCCGAGTTCCAGTCGGCGCACGGCATCACCCTGGAGGATGCCGACGACCGGCCCGGCAGCCTCGGCGGCCTCCGGTCCGAGATTGCCGCCCTGCGCGAGGCTTTGGCCGAGGTGCAATGGTGCAGTGACGGCAAATGCCCGCGCTGCCGCCAGAACCCGTACTCAGGCCACGAGCCGTGGTGCGTTATTGGCAAGGTGATGGGGGTGTATAATGGCTGACCCTTACTATTGGATCGACATTCCGCGTCTGGTTCGGTCCCACACGGCAAGCCGGAAGCGCCTGCGTTGGGGAGATTTCGGTGTGGAGGATGACTCGCACGTCAAGGCGTTTTTTGTGCATCTCGGCGATCGCTGTAGGACTCGTGGTGACAAGGCGCGCCTGCGCGAGGCTATCCATATTTGCATCAGTCTGCTCGATGGGCACAACAGATGCCCCAGGGGCCATTGTAAGGAGTGGAGTTCTCACTACCCGATGGACTGCCAGGCGGGGAAAAATCCGAGGACGTGTAAGGACTGCAAGGCGTACCTGGAGAAGAAGGCGATCCGGGAGGCTCAACTCGACCCCGAGGGCGCGTCGTGACCGCGCGCCTCACCCCCCAGGCCCTGGAGGCCGAGCAGGCGGTCCTGGGCGGGGTCTTCCTCCGCCCGGACGCGCTCAATTCTTTGATCGACCACGTGGGCCCGGAGGATTTCTATTCTCCGGCCCACGCGGCCATCTTTAAGAGCTTCCTGCACCTGGCCGAGCGATCCCAGCCCGTGGACCTGGTCACGGTCACGGAGGCCCTCAAGCAGTCCGGCGACCTGGATAAGGTGGGCGGCCCGGTGTACCTGGCGGAGCTTGCCGATTCCCCGGTGAGCGCGGCCAACGCCCTGCACCACGCCCGCATCGTGCGCGACAAGTCCGTGCTGCGCCGCCTCATCGACGTCTCCAGCGGGATCATCTCCGAGTGCTACGAGGCCCGGGACGTGGACGCCCTGCTGGACGCCTCGGAGAAGCAGATCTTCGAGATCGCCGAGGCGAAGGTCCAAAAGACTTATTGGGCGGCAAAGCCCCTGGTGGACCGGGTCTTTGATCAGCTGGAGGCGCGGTTTGCTTCCAAAAGCGCCGTCACCGGCATCCCAAGCGGCTACCACGCGCTGGACCACATGACGGCCGGGCTCCAGCCGAGCGACCTGGTCATCGTGGCCGGTCGGCCGAGCATGGGCAAGACGGCCTTCGCCCTGAACCTGGCCCTGCGCGCGGCGGTCAAGTCCGAGGTGGCCACGGCGGTCTTCTCCCTGGAAATGAGCATGGAGCAGCTCATGACCCGTCTGCTGGCCATCCAAGGCCGCGTCGAATTGGGCCGGATGCGCTCGGGTTTCCTGGACGACGCGGACTGGGCCAAGCTCTCGGAGGCCGCCGACACGCTGGGCAAGGCCCCCATCTTCATCGACGACACCCCGGCGCTGTCCACCCTGGAGCTGCGCGCCCGCTGCCGCCGCCTCAAGGCCGAGCACAAGCTGGGGCTGGTGGTCGTGGACTACCTCCAGCTCATGCGCTCCAGCCGCAACATCGATTCGCGCGAACAGGAAATCTCGGACATCTCGCGGAACCTGAAGGCCCTGGCCAAGGAACTGAACATCCCGGTCATCGCCCTGTCGCAGCTCAACCGCAAGGTGGAGGAGCGCACGAACAAGCGCCCCATGCTCTCGGACCTGCGCGAGTCCGGGGCCATCGAGCAGGACGCCGACGTGATCGTGTTCCTGTACCGGGATGAGTTCTACAATAAGAAGGACGACAACCCGAAGGCCGGGATCGCCGAGGTCATCATCGGCAAGCAGCGCAACGGCCCGGTGGGTGAGGTGGAGCTGGCCTTCCTGAAGAAGTACACCGCGTTTGAGAACTTGACCGATGCCCCGGCCCCGGAGACGCGGCAAGGGCCATCCGACCGACGGGCGACCCTTGGTTTTTGAAACTCAATTACACATAGTGTAACGGGCGACGCGGCCGAATTATCGCGCACGGAGGCCGCATTTTTCGCGCACGGCATCAAAAGAGGGACAGCGCCTTA